CAGCCACAGACGCATCAGACGCAGCCGCAGATGCGGCTCAAGTCGCCGCTGATAAAATCGCAACGGCAGCGGATCGTGTCCAAACAGGTATTGACGCTTCTTCGGCATCAGCTTCAGCCACAGCAGCGGCTGCTTCAGCCTCTTCGATTTCAACCAGTGCTTCGCAAGTGTCAACGGATGCGGCGCAAGTAGCAGCGGATAGGATTGCTACAGCAGCGGATGCGGTGTCCACAGCAGCAGACGCAGTTTCAACGGCAGCAGACGCTTCAACAGCCTCAACAGCCTCTACAGCAGCACAAGCTGCACAGGCAGCGGCGGAAACCGCCTATGACGATTTCGATGACAGATATTTGGGGTCGAAAGTCACGACTGGCGGCGATCCAACTGTGGACAACGATGGCAATGCTCTTGTCACTGGTGCTTTGTTCTTTGATCAGACAAACAGCCTGATGAAGGTGTGGACGGGTAGTGCTTGGTTAGTCACATACGCCAGCAACTCTGGTGGTTTGACAGCAGCCAATAACCTGTCTGACTTGAACAACGCAGCCACAGCCCGGTCCAACCTCGGTTTGGACACAGCAGCCGTGCAACCAGCGACAGCCTTCGCTACGGCAGCGCAAGGCACACTGGCGGCCTCAGCCGTACAACCCGGCGACAACATCTCCGGTCTGACCAACGACAGTGGCTACATCACGACAGTCCCAGCGCAATCATTCGCAAGTCTGACCGGCAAACCGACCACAATCGCTGGCTACGGCATCACAGACAGCCCAACAGCAGTCTCTAGCCTGACCAACGACAGCGGTTACCTCACATCCAGCACATTGCTGTCTGCCATCACATCCGTGGACGGCGCAGCATCTGGCGTGGACGCTGACTTGCTCGATGGTCAGCACGGCTCGTACTACCTCGATGGTAACAACTTTACGAACCTTCCGGCTGGTTACAGCGGCTGGACAGTTTCTGACGGGACCAATTCAGAAACCGTTGCAGACAGTGACACGGTCACTTTCAGCGGCTCTGGCGCAACAACAGTTGCCTATAACACCACGACCAACACCCTCAGCGTGTCATCAACAGACACCACATACACCAACGCAACCACGTCTGCTGCTGGGCTTATGTCTAGTGCAGACAAAACAAAGTTGGATGGCTTCGCCACAACTGGCGTAACAAATGGTCAGGTTCTCGCTTACAACAGCACCAGCACCGACTTTGAGCCGACTACAATCACAAGCGATCTGGTAGGCGATACGACACCACAACTTGGTGGTGACTTGGATGCAAACTCGAATGACATCCTGATGGGTAACCAATCAGTCAAGTTCGGTACGTCAGCGTGGGAAATCGTATTTGATTCAGCGGATAACGACCTGAACTTCAAGTACAACGGCACGACCGTGTTCAAGCTGTCTTCGGCTGGCGCAGTCGTAGCGGCAGACGACATCACAGGCTTCGGCACACCATAACCACTGGGAGGTGAAACATGGCTATCGCAGCATCAGGTGCAGTCAGTTTCTCCGACCTACGAACTGAATACGTTAGCGGCTCCGGTGCAGTCAGTTACTCTGACTTGTACCGTGGTGGCTCAAATATTCGAGCGAAGGCTGGTGACAACTCTGCGACCAACTTGGCAGCAAACGTCCCCACGTCAGGGGTCATCACACTCGCCAACTTCCGTGGCACAGCCAAAGGCTTCAAGTACACCTTCAACACTGGCGCAACCAACCAAAACGCTGCGTCATTGTTTGGTGACGACATTGACGTGAACTACCCCAAAGTCATCGAAATCCTAACTGGGGTAACGCTTGGCGGCGTGGGTGGAACCCCAGCGTTTACCGTTCCGTCTACACTCGCTGGCTCACTCACTATCACCAACGCTGGCTCCATCATTGGAACTGGTGGCTCTGCTAACGGTGGCAGCGGTGGAAACGCGATTAGCTGTTCAGCATCAAACGTAACCATCAATAACACTGGCACAATCGCTGGTGGCGGTGGCGGTGGTGGACAAGGTGGAACTGGTGGAAACGGAAGCTACTCAAGCACATCAACGCTTAGTCCGAACTCAACTAACAAGTGGATAGCTGCTTCACAGGATTATTCTGAGCCTCGTTATCTAATCATTCGTGTCAACGGTTCAAACGTGGTGTCAACTTACGTTGGCACGAGTGTTATAAATCAAACGACTTATGGCAACTACAGTCGTGGCTCGTTGATAAACATTCAGTACAACCAAGATAACGAAAAACCATCCTACAACTACAACTTGCAACAGACCACAACCCAATCAACAAGTGGCGGCTCTGGTGGCTCTGGCGGCGTAGGGCAAGGCTACAACCAATCCAACGCATCTGGCTCTGGTGGTGCTTCTGGCGGCACTAACGCTGGAACAGGCGGTACTGGGGGTTCTGGAGGCACCTACGGAAACTCTGGCTCGACTGGCGCAACTGGCGCAAACGGTAACGCATCAAACGGTTCTAGCGGCTCTGGCGGTGGTTCTGCTGGGGCGGCAGTTGCTGGCACCTCAGTCACTATGAACAACACAGGCAATCTCTATGGAGCAGTAGCATGACAATAGCAGCTTCTGGCGTGGTCAGCTTCAGCGATTTACGCAGTGAATACGCTGGTGGTAGCGGCGCAATCAGCTACTCTGATCTTTACAGAGGTGGCACCAACATTCGAGCGAAGGCTGGCGACAACAACGCTACTAACTTGGCAGCGTCTGTTCCTACCAGTGGCGTAATCAATCTGTCGAATTTCTACGGAACACGGAAAGCGTTTCGCTACACCTATTCTGCTTCCGCAACCAATCAGAATGTGTCTAGCCTCTTTGGTGACGACATTGACTTGAACTACCCCAAAATCGTTGAGATTGGCGCAAGTATCACTATTGGTGGCACTGGCGGCACAGCAGCACTCACCATCCCAAGCACACTGGCTGGCAGTCTAACCA